CATCCGTCTAAACGGAACATCTCTTCAAAGGAACGATAGTACTTCTCTAGTTCTACATCAGTCATTTACTGTTTCTCCTTAATGGACAGTCTTTATTGTTAATTTAAATAATATACTTAAGTATACTATAGGAATATTATACCATATTTTACTAAGAATGTCAAGCTATTTCTTAGGCTTTTTCTTAACTGCTGTTTTCTTCTTCTTAGGTGGTCTTCCAACTTTACTACCGTATGTACCTTTACCGTATGGCATGGTTATCTCCTCTTTACCATTTGACTTTATCAGCCCAGTATGCGGCTGACATCTTGCCTTTAGCTATGTTCTTACCGTGTCTAGCCTTAAAGGACTTGCGTTTAGCTTTCATCTTATCGGATTCACCTGACTTAGGTTTACCCGCGGTCTTTGCACCCTGCTCACCAAAACGTATAGTCTTAACCTTGTCACCTTCTTTAGCCACCACCACATGAGATTTCTTAGGGTGGCTTGGTGTACGCTTAGGTTTGTTGTAGCCAGAGACTCCTACTCTAGCTAGTCTTGGGTCTGGTTTTTTTGCGGGCATTAGGCTTCTCCTTGCGGGATTCCTTGAGGTCTCGGACCTCTGCTTCCAATTCCGCTAGTCTCTTGAATGTTTGGCTGAAGGCTTGGTTGACTTGCTCTATCGCTTCGTTGAACTTGTGCTGTGTTAGCATTAGGTTTTCCTTGTTCTTCTTTGACGGCTACTTGACGTTCTTTTAGTAACTGCTCTGATATTTTAAGACGCTTCTCAAACTCTTTGTCATCCGCATCTCCCTCTTTGATATTAGCCGTAACTGCTTTGATACGGTCAATCTCAAGTTCCTGTGGTACTGCCTGAGCCTCTGCCGCAAGTTTCTGTGCGCGAGCCTGTGACTCTGTAGCCTGACCTTGTAATGCCGCAGTCTGTGACTGTTGAAATGCCATCTGAGCCTGTTGCATAGCTTGTTGTGCTTGCTGTGCTTGTGGGTTAGGCTGATTAGCTTGTTGTAAAGACATAATAAGTTCTTCACGGTTGGACAAGTTCATGTTGTCTACAATGGACATAATCAACTGTGAGTACATTGGATTGTCTTGTTGCATGGTCTGTAGTAACTGTACTAGTTGAGTAACTTCATACTCACGGGCAATGATACCTAGACTGCTAGATGTGTGGAACTTATAGTCCGCAACAGGATAACGCTCAGGGTTAAACTGCATATAGCGATGTGCGGCTTTAGTTATGAAGGGAATAAGGAATGATTCTTGGAAGTTAATTAATGTACGTTTATGACGTTTAATAATAGCACCGAGGCTCATAGAGATACCTGCGGCAGTTGACTCACCATTAATAGAACCAGAGATACCCGCTGAATCAATAGCACCTGTAGCTGTCTGTACCATCTTCTGTAACTCAGCGGCTTGTGCAAACGTAACCTGACTAACATTACCAAAGTTAAGAGGCTGTAGTACTTCAGAAGGGTTGCCGTTGGTCAAGATAGTCTTACCTGCACGTACCTCAGCACGAGAACCTCTAGGCATACGTGTAGCATCAATAGCCATCATAGGGTGTATAGTCAATGCAAGAGCATCGATTCTGGCTCGTATTTCAGCGTCTAACGCCTTTTGAGAGTTATACCCTTTCTCACATACCCCTCTGCCCCAGAAACGGCTAGGAACGACATCCCACGGGAATGCAACGATTGGTCTATCACCCATCATGTATGGGTTAGCTTCCGCTTTAAGTAACGTACCGTCATTAGCAATAATAACAATAGCTTCTACGTAGTATGTATCTTCATCTCCATCAGGAGCGACTAGTTCTTCTACTTCTTCTGCTTCTTCTTCTTCTTCTTGTGCCGCTTTTAATAGATGACGAGGTACTAAACCGTAGTACTTAGTTAAGCGCACTTTATCGTCTTCAAACACTGACAAATCTTTATCTGGTTCAATGTCGAAGTCTGGTGCGGCAGAACCTACATATACGTTACGATATACACCTTGTTCCTGTAACTGGTCTACTAGGTGTGTAGGTACAAACTCATCTACAGCACAACCTAATGCTTCCTCAATGGAGGTAGCTAGTGGGTCTATTAAGAAGTTCTGTGGCATTACTGGTCGTAGCTTTACGCAGGTCTTATCTACGATGTTGACACCAACTGCTTGTAAATCCCCACCCATTACAGGTTGTGTTGCAGGTTGAAACTCTTTCTCTTCCTCTAGGACTACCTCAGCAATCCCTGTACCGAATACAGCGGCATTGATAAGGCACTCAGCTACGCTCTTACGTATCTTATTCTTTTTAAAGTCTTTGTATAGGACTTCACGTAGCATAGCTATATCACGCTTCTCTTGGTCTGCTACGTCATCCTCAATGTCAAACCACTTGCCACGACCAAAGGTAGCTTCCTCTAGTTCCGCAACGGATGACTCAACTGCTTGTTGTAAGGCAGGAGAGATAATCTTAGAGCGTTCAGACTGTCTAGTCTTATCTTCAGCCGCCCATTGTCCACGCCACAAGCGGTAGTACTCATCGAACTTCTCCGAGTAGTTAGACTCAAAGTGGTCACGCCAACTTGTACATTTATCAATGACCCATCCTTCTAGGTCTTGCTCAATCGTTAGTTCCTGCTTGTCCTCTAGTAACATATTAGTACCCTGCGTATGTGTCTAAAAATTCATAGTCTTCTTCTACATAATCTGATGTATAGGCTATGTTAGCCAGTTGGTCTATGTAAGCCAACGAATCAATCAAGTCATCATGTACAAGCTGATTAGGGAATTGGAATAACTCATCTAGGAACGTAGCATTCCATTCACCCTTGTTAAGTGTTATCTTACCGTGTTCAAACCTACCTTGTAAAGCCCAGACTACCCTATCGGTTTTCTTCTTGTTACCGTGTGTTAATTCTTCTATTCTAAAGAATCTATTGTTGGACTTCATTAGGTCTGAGATGTATGGGAATACAGCGTTCTTTAACGCCCCTTTCTCAATCCCGACAGCCACAGGTTGATAGTCCCGTACAGCTTCAAAGATTTTACGTGCAGTTTGTTCCACACCCCATCTACCATATATGATGTCAGCGACCCACCAACCTTCTTCACTTGCTTTAACAACTGAGATAGCCGTTTGGTCAAGTCGTTTAGTTTTAGTTGTAGCCTTTGCCACATCAGCGAAACCTGCCAAATCAACAGCAATATAGTACTGACCAATCTGGGGTTCTTCTTCAGAAAATTGAACGTACTCTTCTTTAAATAACTCACTGCCTTGTGCCTCAAAGGATGCCATGAACTCCTGACGGAAACTGAAGGAGGACATAGAGTTCTTAGCCGCTTCAATCTCTTCAGGGTCTAGTAGTGGATTATCATAGCTTGTAAAGTGATAACCTGCAAATGTTTTATCTTCACCGATACAAGCATACGTATATAAGTCATAGAAGTGATTACGTCCCATTGGCGTACCAATGAACAACGCATCACCCTTTTGGTCAGCTAGTGCAGGTCTAAGGATTTGCTCCCAGACCTCTGGTTTCATATCTGCATACTCATCCATAACTAGGAACTTAAGACTGACACCACGCATGGTTTCTGGTCTATCTGCACCTTTGAGTGCTATGGTCGCACCGTTGACTAGCTTTATTTGTAAGTTATTAACGTGACTGGAAGCTATTACAGGATTACCTATCTCAAGTAACACCTGCCACATAATGTCCCTAGCCTGACCCTGAGTAGGTGCAACATAAAAGACATGACCCTTCTCAGTTTGTAATGCCCTGATGATTAACATCCAAGCGGCTAACCTAGATTTACCTGTACGTCTACCTGCGGCTATGACCTTAAATCTAGTCTCATCTTCAAATACAGTCTGTTGCCACGGTAGTAGTGAAACATTAAGTTCCGTAGTCACTTAGTAGGTCCACATTACAAATGGTGTAGTATCATCAGCATCACGGATGTCAACATGAACGAAGCCACGAGCAACGCCGATTCCTGTGAAACCAAGTCGGATAGCTTCCTGTACAATCTTGAATCTTTGTAAACCATTGTCCACCTTTATATCTGCGGCTATGCCTTGTGCATGCGTACCTGTCCCTGGTTTTGCTTTACGTGCTTCCACTGGATGTGTCTTATGTCTATAACCAGATGTGATTACAAAAGGGAAACCACAGGCTTCTCGGAGTTCATCTAGGCGTTCTATGAACTTATACTTTATTTCATTTTCACCTGTATACTTACAGGCAAACTCTTCTTCATTAAAGTATTTAGCCATCTATGATTTCCCCATCGTCTATAGCTTCATTGTTTGACACCACCGTGGTCTCTCCACCGACTCCAGTAATGTTAATCTGTATTGCTGACTTCCCTGCGCCCTTAACGACATCATTCTCAAATACCGCTGTAGGTAATATCCTATCCATGACTAACTTCCATGCCGCGGCTTGATTCTTATGGTCATCGTTAAGTGCCGCATCGAATATTGATTCTAATACTTTACGAGACTTAGGGGATGACAACATCCTACCTTTGTACTCGTTAATTATAGCGGCATCACCCTTCGGGCGACCCC